AAGTTGAAATGAATCTAGTACCAGAAGTATCTGCACCTGTAGAAATTACGTCTTCAATTGTGCTAACAGTGGTTTTTGATACCGAAAACTGCACATAAAGATCTTTTAATCCAATGACATCGTTAGACTCTGGTATTGCCTGAATCTCAATAACGTCATTATTTTTCACAGTAGATATAATCCTTATTGTATCTATAAGGATTTCACCCACGTCATATTTCACGGTGCCGGCATCTTTTATAACAACCTCAGGCTCACCAGTTACTCCTAATCTAAAGACAAATAATCTACCAGTAGTCTCATTAACATACCGATCGGAAAAATAAAGAGTTCCACGAATACCATCTACCTGGAATCCAGTGGATTTGATATTGTATCCCTGTCTACGATTGTGAAATTTATTTCCATAACACAATTCATATTGACCAAAGTTAGATGTATCAGCTTCAAGATTTCTGCGAATGATTACCTTGGTGATGTTTGATGTAATCGCAGTATCTGTTTCATCAATAATTCTCTGCGCCTTACTATACTTAAATCTACCACCAAACTTATTCAGATCATCGGAAACACTATATGTTGTCAGAGAATTAATAATCTTTGATTTCAAATCAGAGACACTTGCGGTCATATTTGTATTGTAATAGACCGTACTATCTAATTCAATGTACAGATACTTCAGATCAATCAACTCTGGTCTAATACCAGCAACACTATAACTCTTTAGTTTTTGAATGATCTGTCTCTTATCAAAGTCTGAGACATATTGACCGTTTTTGGGTTTAATTGAGATAAAAACTTTACCAAACTGAGGAGGAGTTGCATCCTCACCACCATATGCGGTCACACTAGAAGCATTAGAATAGATTGTTGGGATGATTGCCTCATAATCATTTGCAGTTACCGCTCTATATTGTGATGCATACACCCTAGGAGCTAGATTTTTAATTGTAGAGATGCTTTCAATCTCTGCTCCATTTTGAGATGGTTGATTAGTTATAATATCAGATACGCCTGTTGTAATTAATCCACCATCATTGTCAACTAATTTTCCAGAGAATGCAAAATTGTTGACTCCATTACCATTCGGACCATCACATACAACATAAGATGCAGTTACAACATTACCATTGGATAGCTTCTTACCAAAGATACCATCACCAAAAATTAATTCATATCTTTCATCCTGAATTTCTTGAATGAGATATGTTTCTGATGTAGTTTTAATACCAACGATATTATCAATCAAAGAATAAGTTTTTAAAGTAGATGAAGAAGAAGTATCTTTGATTTTTACGCGAATTGTAGAAGTATCTACAAATGGATTTGGAAGAATAAATCTTTGATTGTTTTGAGACGTATCAACAACGAATTCTTTTGTCAGGTATGTTCCTTGATTGATGGGAATCGTGAATTCAGCAATTCCATCAACAACTGGAGATGTTATATCTTCTGGAACACAGAAGGTGAAGTTAGTATTTGATGCGTCACCGATGGCCACAAGACCCGCCTTGAGGGTTACAGTTGATTTTGATGTTCCACTACCCAAATCAACTGTAAATGAAATATTTGCAACTGAAGAACGTCTTGATGATGGTACATAACCAATATTCCTTGCTAATGCAACTACATTTTCTCTCAAAGTTGCACTATCAATGAATGCCTCATTGGCTACCATGTTGGCATTATAGTTCGTAATGTACGAATTGTAAGCCAATGTATCAATAAGGACCGACATATTCGATCCTTCGAAGTCAAAATCCGTGAAATTTGAGTTTGCCCTCAAATAATCACGCAAAGAGGCTTTAATTTGCTCAAAATCTAGGTTCGTATATTGAGTAAAAGCCATTATTCTCTAGTCGGTTGAAGAATGAACGTTAATTCTTGTGTTTCCAGTGCCAATCCAACAATGTCATACTTAATATCAACGGTAATTTCATTACTATCTGGTGGATGAGACGCAATTACCTCTCTTAATGTGACTCTTGGTTCAAAGTTTTTAATAGAAGTCTCAATTTCGATCTCTAATCGAGTCAAAAGACCTTGATCAGCTGGTTCGAACAGACTTTTTCTTACCTCTGAACCAATTAAAGAGTTAAAAGGACGTTCATTGTTGATAGTTTCAACAAGATTTCTTACAGATCTCTTGATTGCGTCCTCATTTGTGATTGCAACCACGTCATTAGTCACAGGATGCCTTTTAAAGGACAAGGAAATGTCCTTAAATCGACGTGATTGACGAGTGACAGGCATCTATCGGCACAATTTTTCTGCTATATTTATACTATTCATGCCAACGTTCAACGAAATCATCAAAACCACCAGCTCCTCCACATGGTCTTGACATTCTATCTTCTGGAACTCCGTACTTTTTCTTCTTAGCTTTGTCTAAAAGTGCATCAGAAGAGGGATGAGTAATCAATCTCATACCACTTTTGATAAAATCTTGACCTAAGTCTACTGGATTTTGAGCCATTTTTCTGTCTTTATAGGAAAAACAGAACTTTTTAAGGGGTTCCTATCCCTAGTCAGCGTTTATACAACGTACATCGCAAGGATTTTGTCCGCAATTTGGACAAAGTTGACTTTCTTCAGGTGTTTTCCAGAAATATTCGTCCGTATCACCCAATCTACCCCATCTTACACCATTCTCAACTTGGTAATATTTGGTAGAAACCTTGAAATCAGGGATTTTTGGTTCCTCTGGAGTGATCGAGAGGTCAAAAATACGCATCCTGTTGTTTGGATAGAGTGCAAATTGACCATTTTCAAGCTCAATGCAGTTATGAGACTTGTGTTCTTCTGGAATTTCACTCACGTTACAGTTAGTTATGTCTACATCTGGATGGAAATTATCCAATGTAAACAAATATTCACCTTTCATTGAGCCATAGTTACGAGTTCTCAACTCAAAGTCCATGGATCCAATGAACTGTTTCTCAATACACCTGACACCATAGTCCATACAGTTCCAAAACTGTAGATTAGGAAGGTCTAGGTCGGGGTCAGGCGTCTCTGGGCGAGACACAAATGCACTGATAGGGAGTTTATCATACATTGCTGCATATTCAGGCAAGTATGTCTCAAAATAAAATGCGCGCCCAGGTATCGACTTAGCCGACACCCAGACGCCTTCTACAAACTCGCCATGACCATCCTGAAGGTCTCTAAGGTATTCTTTACGAACCCAGACTTTCTGTGGAGGGAGATTGACGACCAGTTGCATCAGAGTTCCTCTTCAACATCCGTTTGAATGACAAGATCACTAGTTGGACGAGCCACGCAAAGGAGTGCGTAACCGGCTTCCATCTGTTCGTCATCAAGGAAGGTTTGATCTTCGTTGTCCACAGTCCCTTCAAGAACCTTGCCGGCGCAAGAAGAACATGCACCAGCACGGCAACTATATGGAAGATCAACTCCTTGTTCGTCTGCTGCGTCGAGGATGTAGGTGTCTTCATCACAGGTGATGTTTACGGTTCCTTCTGGAGTGCGAAGTTCGATGTTATAACTCATTTTCCTTGACCTCGGTAACGCTTACGTGCTTTGTTTCGTGAAGTTGCGGCATATTTAGTATGTTGACCGCAGCCCTGTCGAGTATTCTTCGGTTTTGATTGAATAATTGTTTTCCCTGTCAGGGATGCTTTCAGTTTAGCCATTCTCAGGAATTCGTTCGAGTGTAACGGTGGACGGGTCTGGTTCACCCGTTTCGTAATAGTTTACCGAAAGTTCATGGATCATGTCAAGGGCTTCATCTTCACTACCCGAGAAGACTACGCGCCCTTCGACACAAACCCTATAAACCTCAGATGATTCGAGTCTTTTCATGACCGACACGAATCTTAGGATCGCACCAGATCTCTAAGCCCTGTTTCTTTGCATCGAGACAGAAGCTGACATCCTCACCACACATGTCCTGAACCTCACCAGATTCGAAGACCTGCATTTGAGGTGCAAACCAGGGATATTCGAGATTCTCGAAGACGCCCTTCTTGATCAGAACCCAACCAAAACCTGTGTAGTCCACAGTGAATGGTTGACGTTTCTTCGAGATGGTCTCAACGGTTTCGTGGTTCATTACACCACGGTTCTTCACAAAGTCATCTTCTTCGAGCCAGTGTGCAACGGATGTTGTGTGACCATCCTCAGTGGCATACCAACCAGCTGCGATCTCTTTCTCCATCCCTAACTGATAGAGACGCCAGAAACTTTCAGAATTGAAAACAATGTCATTATCAATCCACAACTGATAATCATATTCGAGTTTCCCATCCCAAGGAATCTGGTTCTTTCCACGCAACACATTCGCTCCAAGAACCTTACAACGTGCAAAGTTCACCATTGAACTATAATCCTGTGAGATCTGAATCGCTGCACCAGCTTGTACCAAATCAAAACACAGTTGCACAAAGTTCTTCAGAAACGTGTAAGAACATCCACGTCCAGGAAGACAAAATACAATCTTCTTGCCGCGAATATCTTCCCTTACCTTTTCGATATCGAAATCGTCCGCAGGCGCGGTTGGAGTCGCTGCCTGTACTTTAAATCCTTTTGCCATGAAAAATTCTCAGTGGTTTAATGAAATCATACAACGTATATAGGCTCTTTGTCAATACGAGCCGTCAGTGTTTTTTGACCGTTCTAACGGTAAAATCTCATCCTCTCCAAGTTTTACTTTCTTGGAGTTAATGAGAGTTTCCAGTTCGTCTGCTGTCAGATTGTGCGCTTTGACTTTATCGTCCTTATAGACATGAAAAATTAAGTCGCTCATAGTACCTTTGCGGCTTACGGAGTATTTAGCTTGACCCTATGGAGTCTTTGTGGCCCACGGAAATTTTTTGAGGACCACGGAATCACTTTGCGTTTATCCCTTGGGGGCTACAGAAAAAGGTTGAGTCTTATAAAGCCCTCTCGGACGCATACTTTTATAGATTGGAGGGACCCAGCGCTTTTAGTTAAGGGTTAGGGGTAGGGGGGGATATAAACCCCCCGAACTGAGCTGGCACCCTGCTCAACCGCTGGTCTTGAAGTAGGCGGCACGGTTGCCCTCTACCGTGAGGTCACGGGAAGAGGTGGCGTGCCCCATGTATGCCTGCCCACGGCGGTTGGTGTTGGTACGGGGGCCCTTGGTCATGGAGAAGATGAGCTCGCTCTTCTTCGCCTTACGGGGAGGCAGAACCTCAATCTTCACGGTCTTGCCAGCGGCGTTGAGGTCGGCGGCGATCTGGAGAAGGTTCTGAGTGGAGGAGGTCATTGGGGTTGTTCCCTTTGGTATGTGGCCAAGATAAGACGAAACGGGGAGGAAAGCAAGGGCCTGAGCCACTTGCTCAACTGTCCTCAGGCGATATCCAGGAAGGCATCGGGGTGAACCCAGACGACCTCACAGACCTCCTCCTCGCCTGCTTGGAGATAGTCCTGCCACTCCTCATAGATGGCGATGGCGTTGGCATCATCCCCTGCATCCAGAGCGGCATTGATGAGGGAGTCAGCCCACTCCATGTTCCCATCCATGAGTTCGGCGCGTTGGGTGTCGGTCATGTCGTTGGTGGTTGACTTGGCTAGTATAACAGGTCGGGGGTCAGTCCCACCAGCCGTTGCGGGTGTTGACTTTCATGCCCAGGGCGGCACACATCATGGGGAACCCGATGGCGACGATCATCAGGAGAGCGGCGGCGAGGTAGTGGTTCATCGGGTCGTCTGTTGATGTGGCTATTGTAGGGCCTGAGGCGCCCTCAGGCAAGGCGCATCCCAGAACGGAAGGGAACAGT